CTTGGTGTCTTTCAAGACATGACATTCAAGCACTGGTTTTGCATCTCGGTCATGACTCATGTGATGGCCCATAGCGTGCGGATTTTGTCAGCAGCGCGAGAAGACATGTTTAGTGAGAACGAAAGAGTCCAGCCATGAGCCGACAACTACCACCATGCGACCATGACGAGTGCCCGCCCTCGCGGTGCCTGCGCGCTAGGAATGCCAATGAGCAAAGGCTCGTTGGCTGCGACGCCCTTGTTCTGCCTTTCGATTTAGCTCTTACGCGTTGGTCCGTGATGTGCATCGTGTGGCGTGATCTCGCGGGTGATCACCCTAACCTAACCGCATTCCTAGCCGGATGGGGATGTCGCTGCATCGGGGCTGCAATGCCAGAAAAGATTGAGGCATTCCGAGACTCGTTTCGTGTTGGCTGGAAAGAGGCTGACGACCAGATCGCAATCGAGAGGCAGAGGCATAACGAGAAAGGTCAGCCATGATGCCCGACGACGACTATCCGCACCCGCTAGGGCTGCATGTTACCGAGAACCGTGAACGCGCTACGAGGGCATCATTGGCTGCACCGGCTGGTTCTGCGCGGTCGTTGTTTGAGCAATGGATTTCCGGCCCGCCATACGAGCGCGACCTGTATCGCTGGCCGATGGACGAAACGAAGCACGCATGGCCCGGCCAATACAAAGACATCGCCGTGCAACTGGCTTGGGAATCGTGGCAGCAAGCGCAGAACGATCAAAGTCTGGCGACGGCGGGCGCTGGACTTCCGAAACCATAAACAGGCAACTCCCCGCCGTTGCCAGCACTGCCGGGTTCTCCGGCGAACTACCACAAAACTATGATCCGCAATAAAACATGGGCAATGCTCACTGATGAGGAAATCGAGAAAGAGGCGAAACTGACGCCAAAGGAACAGGCCGCCGTTGATGCCTTTGTGGCTGCCGCAAAGGCTCTGCCCCGCTCGCTGTGTGTCGGCATATCCGACTACGAAGACAAAGACGATGGCCTGACCGTCTCGAAACGCATTACGAAAGGAATGACGCAAGTCGTCGCGAATGTCCGCAAACGCTCGCTCCTTGGGCTGTAGGAGAACGACCAAGGTATGCCATGACTGCCCGCCCTCCATCTCCGCACTCGCTAGTGACTCCCATCGGGCAGTCATTGGCATCACCGTCTGGTTCTGGCCCTTTGAGGACGGCATCAGAGAGGCGTATTTGGCCGCGTTCAGGGGAGATGCCGCCATCAAGAGCGCCATTCAGAGTAAATCATTCGATGCGCTGGCATTGCTCAGGAACATACTGGTTCACAAAGAGGGTGTGCCTGATGGTGAATTCCGAACACGGGCCGCCGATGTTCCAGGCTTGGAGAAATGGATTTCCTGCAACTCGCCCATAGAATTGGACGGGGAGGATATTTCAAATTTGATCAATCCATTTGTCAAGAGTAGTATCGAGCTCATGAGAGCCGTTGATCAGTGGATCATGCGATGAACAAGTCTGCCGACAGCAATACTTTACCAGAGTTGGAAACTCCTTGTGAGTTTTGCAAGGAGTGGGCTGCTTACTCTCGCCAGAGCTGCCCCGAGTGCGGGGGCGCTTGTGTGGTTCCCTCTGTATTTGGCAAGCAGGTTCTATCTCTGCTTGATCACAATTTTAGCAGGATCGCGAACCGACACCTCAGTCTGCCTGACAATGTATTTGGTTAGGCCGTTTTCTTGCGTTTCGCGGCTCTGCTCTTCTGATACTCCGCTTCTCTGCGGTCAATCTCGCTCTTCGGCACAGACAGCACTTGCTTGGCAAACTGCTGAAACTTCTCGAACGGTCGCGGCTCGGTCTTTGCTGGAGGTGTCCGCCTCCTGGGTGGACAAGGCGGAGCGAGAAATCCGCACGCCGATCAAGATCACGCAGGAAGGTGCATTGGCTCGACTCACAAAGGCCAAGCGACTCCCGAAGGAATGAGAACAGTTGAATTAACTCCACCGACATTCTGACTTAATATGAAACCGTCCGAATTTGCTGAACAGGTGATGCTTGCGGGTAGGCGTGAGCATCAGTCGCGCAAGACGTGGGAGCAATATGGGCAGTGGGCGCGGCGGTTTGGGTTGTGGCTGATGAGAAATCGGGGGCTGTATGACAGCACGGCAGAGATCAAGGTGAGTTCGTTTCTTTCGTGGCTAGCCACTCGGCCTGGAGGCTGCTCGCCGAAGACTCAGCATCAAGCGCTCTGTGCGCTGGTGTTTGCGTTCAAAAAGGGATTGGAGCGCCCATTGGCGCAGATGCCAGATTGGGTAAAGCCACCACATCGGCAGCATTTGCCTGTGTGGTTGTCGCGCTCAGAATTTGATGCGCTGTCGCGGCATCTAACGGGCGCGGGTTTGGAGATCGCTCAGATGATGTTCGGCGCGGGGCCGAGATTGAAAGAGGTGCTAAAGCTTCGCGTGCGGGATTTGGATTTTGATGCGGGTTTGATCATCATCCGTGAAGGGAAGGGGTTCAAGGATCGCACCACTTGCTTCCCTCACACGCTGCGCGCGCCGATGCGTGAGCGGTTGGAGCGGTTGCGCGATTTGTGGCAGACGGATCAAGACAACGACACGCCAGGCGTGTGGGTGCCGGATGATGTGGGGCGCAAGCAACCTCACGCGGGCACGCGGTGGGAGATGCAGTTCGTATTCCCTGGCGCGAATCTCTCGCGTGACCCGGATACGGGAATCATCAGGCGGCATCATCTCCATGAGGACACGCTGGCCAAGGCGCTGAAGAAGGCGACGGTTAAAGCTCGCTTGGCCAAGCGCGTCACGGCGCACGTCTTGCGGCACTCGTTTGCCACGGCGTATCTGGAGAATGGCGGCTCGATTCACAAGCTGCAAGAGTTGCTCGGTCACAAATCACTGGAGACCACGGAGATTTACACGCACTGCATCAAGAAGTTCGCGGCCGATGTGACGAGCCCGCTGGATGTGATGCCGGGGAATGTGGTGCCGTTTGTGGGTGCGGTGGTGGAGAATTGGAGTGATGGCGTAATGGGGGAAAGGAGAACAGCATGAGTGAAGGACGTGAAGAAGAGGGGAAGAGGGGAAGCGGGGAAGCGGGGCCGCAGACCACCAAGACGGAGCTGGGGCTGGAGGTGCCGATGGTTCCGGGTGAGGAATACCGGGAGCACACGGCGGCGCGTTGGCGTGATCCGAATGACCAGCGTGGTGACCCGGCGAGCTATGAGTTTTGCCTCCACCTGATCAAGGCTCTTGGTATTTTGAACAAGAGCGAATTGAAACGGCTCGTGGATGAGCATCGGGCTGCGCGTGGCAAGGACCCAATCTCGCGAAATTCGATCATTGCGCTTTTCCATGACCGGACGCTTTTCAAGAATGGCGAGATTGACGAGATCATTCGCACGCGCTCAGCCTTATTGACGGCGGACACCATCAACAAGCTGGAGGAAATTATCGACACGGCCAAGAGTGCCAAGGACATTGGAGGGGTGGCTATGGCGCTTACCGCGCTCTTCAATGTGAAGCAAATCAGCCACGGGGCGGCCACTCGCATCACGGGCAAGAGCGATGACGCCGACAAGGCGCGCAGCTACGACTTTTATCGGGCGAGAGCGCAGGCCAAGCTTGCTGAAAAGCAACTCCGCGCGGGTATGCCTACCCCGAGTCTGGATGTAATGGAGGCCGAGATTATCGCGCCAGTGTCAGAGAAGCCGATGAGCCAATGCAAAAACGATGATTGAAACACTGACACCTCTTGAACTTGCAACCTTTGAGGAGATCCATGCGGATCAGCGTCCGCATCCGATCAAGGAACCGTATTCGCTGGAGGAACTCATTGCCCTCGGCACGGATGAAAGCATTGATGCCGTGGCTCGGAGAGCGGAGGAAATCCAACTGGCATTGAATAATCCATTCGAGCACGGATGGTTCTTTGAGTCGTGGGATGGAGTCTGTTGGGAACTGCTGCGGCATCGCATGGCAAACATGGGCTTGCCAATCGACTTCCTGCTGGCTGGTTCCAATGGTGCCGCCAAGACGCATTTCGTGGCGCGGTGCTACACACTGGCCATGGAGCAATGCACGCCCGACCAGCCCGATCATCAGCGCGAGTTTTGGACATTCAGCGATGACGACGACAAGAGCGCGGCTGTCGTGGAGAAAGCCATCCGCTTCTGGCAGCCGAATGATTACAAGACTGAGACAGGCAGGCTCAAGAAACTGGCCATGCAGAAGATGGGCTATGACGCAGCGGGCGGATTCACCAACAACGAATGTCTGATCCCTACGGGCGCGGTGTGCCTGTTCAAAACAAGGGCGCAGGACGTGACCAAGCTGGAAGGTGGCCGCCCAGTGACAGCCTGGAGCGATGAACGGACTCCGGCCATTTTTCTGCAAGCGGTCAAGAAGCGCCTACTCACTGCGGCTGAAACAACGTGGGAGATGCTGACGCAATGGAAGGAACTCATCGCGCACAAGGAGCGTGACCCGAGCTTGAAATTCCCACACCACTTGATTGGCCGACTGCTCGTGGGTGTGCATCTCGTGACCTACACCTTCCGCGATGGCTTCACGGACACCGTGCGCTATTTCATCGAGGGCGGCACCGTCATGGGAGAAATCGAGGCAGACCGTGAGTTGCTGCCATTGCGCACAGCCACAGGCGAGGTGATCGGCGGCGAGAGGTTGTCGTGCCTTGTGCATGGCAAAGACCCTACCAGCCGCGCGGTGTGGATTTACGCATGGGGCAATCCTCTGGGTGGTAACTGGGCCGGCATGAAACGCTCTTTGCTGGGCAAGCCGCGCAAGGAAATCCTGTGGCAAGCCTACGGTATAGCCGAAGGCACGGCAGACAGCCCATTTCCAAACTTCAACGTGCAGGTGCATGTGCGCCCGGTGCCATCCAAGGTGTGGCTCCCGCCTCCCGAGATTGGAACTTGGTGGATGTCACAAGACCCCAACGCCAGCGGTGGGCGCGCGTGGTTTCAGCTTTGGGCTTTCGTGCTCGGTGAGTCGTGGCACTTCATGCAGCCGGGTGATATTCTCATCGCGCACGAATACCCGCAGACCAATGACGTGGTGGTGGTTCCCGGCGCGGCGATGTTCACAGGAGAAGATTGCGAGTGGGCGAAGCCAGGAGGAAAGAACGGGCTCGGCATTGACGGCAACGCGCAGAAGGTCTGGCCATGTGGCTACGAGTTTCGGGCCAGCGAAATCCGCCGCATTGAGGCCAAGCTGGCGCGTTGGCAAGGGATCACCGACATGCGCGGGCAGGTAGAGAAATCCATGCTCGACATCTACGGGCGTCGCATTTCTGACAGCCGATCAACCAACACCAAAACGGAAAATCAGGAAGAGGCAAAGACAATCATCGAGTGGATGAATGATAACGATCTGTATTTCTCCAAAGCCGGAGGAACACAAGCCACCAACGATGTGCTGGAGGGAGAGCAGAACATCAACAACATGCTCATGTGGGACCGTGAGCTATGCACGCTCGACACAGTGACAGGCTGGAAGGAGGTGGACCCACAAAAGGGCCGAGGGCCAAAGATACGCATAGCCGAGCATTGCACCAATCTGATCGGGGCTCTGTCCAGTTATCCCGGATTTTCTGTGGATGGAGCAGGCAAAAGCGCATGGAAGGACCCCATCGACGCCCTGCGCATTCTGCTAAATGCAAACCCTGAGTATGTGAATCCAAGAGATTTGGAGCCAGAACGCGGCGGCTACTACTAAACCGTTCATTCAACCCAACACGATACAAAACCATGCAAAGCGAAATCCAAAACGAGAAGCCGACAATCGACGAAGTGAAGCAGCAAATCGACGCCATCGGTCTGCCTGATGTGACAGCTGAGGAAATACTCACGCTGTTGCGTGAGCCGTTGGCTCATGTGGCCTTCAAGACGGAGGCCGGCGATTACATTCGGGTGATCACGCAACACTGCGCCTTCATGCTGCATGTGCCGAGCCTGCGGGTGATGGTGGATGTGCCGGTGACGGTGAAGCTGCATGAAGCCACGCAAGTAGTGAAGCAGAGCGGCGCGCTCACCACGCCAACCAAACCGCGCAAGCATCGCAAGGAGAAGCCAGAGCCAGATGTGCGGGCCGTGGTGCATCCGAAGGCCACCGCGCCGATCTTGCCACCTGCGGGCGAGATTGGTGAAGGGCTGGAACAGGACAGTGCAGCCGAGCGCGAGTGATTCATTTCAAACCTCAATTCAACCCAAACCCAACAAGACCATGCCACCGAGAAAAACCAAAGTGCTGATTGAATGGGCCGTCGTGCTCAGGCTGTGCTCCCTCGCATCCGTTGGCGAGAGCACGGCGCGGAACATGTTTTGGAGGCCAGACTCGCCCGCAAGAAAGGTGTTGCGGGGGATGAAAAGGGCGCGTTATGTGCGAGCGGTGGTTTTGCGTGAATTGGGTTTGACCGAGAGTGATCTCCAACCCGAAGGAAAATCCACGCCATGAGTTCTGCCACCCAAGAAGCAGCCACGCCGCACGTCGTGCGCTCCGACGAGACCCTTGATGCCACATGGGTCATTGATGAAGTCACCGAATCGTTGAGCGACATCGGCGAGTGGATCACCGAGGCGCAGGAGCACGAGAAGACTGCGCTCGCCATGTGGGACGGGCAGAGCGCGGACGGTCGCAAGTATGCCAAGAACTACGGCAAGAAGGTTTTCCCGCACGAGGGAGCGCCGGATTGCCGGGTTCACATGACAGGCACGGCGATTGATGAGCTGACCATGCTGGAGATGCTGGCCAGCGACAGCGCCAAGGTGCAGGTGATCGCCATGGAGGCCAGCGATGCAGCCAGCAGCAAGCGGGTGGAGACGCTGATGAAGTATGAGACGAGGCAGCGGTTGCGTGGTGAACTCTGGCGTGAGCGGAACTTTGCCAAGCAGATCAAGCACACCTTTGGTCATGCTGTTATGCACGTTGGCTGGGAACAGCGCATGGGCACAGCAGCAGCCAAGATGACGGCGGAGGATCTGGTCAAGATGCAAACCGAGCGCGCACTGGCCGAGGCTAGGCAGAGCGCCATGGAGCAAGGTGCACCGGCTGACGAATCCGGCGAGGTGCTCACGCCAGACGAGAAGATACTCATTGCCGATGGAGCCGCGCTGATGGTCGAGGCGCTGCTGATGGATGACGACGTGATGCCCGTCGTGGAGATGATCAAGCTCAAGCATCCGATGCTCAGTGTGCAGCGCGCCCGCCGCGTGGCGCGTGAGATCAAGAAGACCGGCACGGCGGAGTTTGCATCGCCCTTCCGCAAGCCAGGGAAGCCGAGCGTGAAAGCCTTCTGGCCCGGCATCGACATCTTTTATTCGTGGTGGAGTCCGGTTGATCGCGCGCCATGGGTGGCTCGTGTTGACACCTATTCCGAGCCCGAGTTGCGGGCCAAACCCAAAACCGACGGATGGGATCAGGAAGCAGTGAACGCGCTGCTGGCCATGGGGCCGACCAAGGTCGTGGATAGCGGCGTGATCATGCAGGCCATTTCAGGGACCACTGAGAAGATGTTCAATGAGCCCGCGCGTCTTACGTTCTCGCAGCGGCTCGCCGCCAAGGAGCGCATGGCCTACGAGGTGCTGCACATCACCGTCAACACCGTGGATGAGGATGGGTATCCAGCCGTGCAGGAGATCATCCTGCATCCCGGCTTGTGCGGGAAGGACCGTAGAGGCAAGGAAGGGGAGCACATCCTGCTAAATCGGCTGGTGGATTACTACTTTGAGGGCGGTTGTTACGTCGATATGCGGCGGGAATACAAGAGCCGCAGCAACTTCGAGAGTCGCGGTGTGCCTGAGATGGCCGGCACGCATCAATGGCTACTGAAGAACACGCGGGATGCAGCGATGACGCGCACCGCCTTTGCCACCATGCCCATCGTCAAGGTGACATCGCACAAGGCAGGCGGAGGCGCGCGCTGGGATTACCAGCCCGGCACCAAGCTACCGCTGGCACCTGGGGGTGATGCGCAATACATGGACGCCCCACGCATGGATCAGGGTTCGCTGCTCGATGCCGCCATGATTGAGCGGGACGCGGCCAACATGCTTGGATTGCATCACGCCGAGCTGCCACAAGCCAAGATCATGATGCACCAGCAGTGGATTGTGACCGGCGGATTGCTGGAGGATCGGGAATTGCTCCTGCGCATTCTTGCCATGGATCAGCAATTCATGGACCCGCTCTATGTCAGCCGCGTGCTCGGCAATGGGCCGCTACCCTTTCAAGTCACGCGCGAGGAGATCGCGGGCAGCTTTGATTTTGTGTTGGAGTTCGACGTGAAGAGTCTGGATATGGAATACCTCCAGAAGCGGTGGAGCGCGCTGAAGGATGCGTTCTCGATTCCTGGCGTGGCCGGCCAGATCCCGACCGTGCCCGTGGTGAGCTGGTTGCTCAACAACATCGACCCTGGACTTGCGGACCTTGTGACGGGATCACTCAGCGAGCGCAACACGAACGAATCCGAGGCCGAGAAGAGCGCCATCGCCATGATGCTAACAGGCATTGAGCCGAGTGTCACGGAGAGCATGGATGCAGCCGTGAGAATGCAGACCATGCAGGAGCAAATGAAGGTCAACCCGAACGTGCAGCAAGCCTACGCGCAGGGCGGCACGTTCATGGAGATGATGAACGCACGCATGGAGGCGTTCCAGTTTGCCGTTCAACAGAAGACCGAGAATGCGCAGATCGGCCGCACGGGATTCAAGCCCGTGATGAGTGAAGAAAACGCCACCGCTTGAAATCATGACATCAACCAAACCCCAATGGAATGGCGTGCTGGTGGAAACGTGCATGGAGAGCGGCGTGCTCAGTGAGGCGCAGATTGACGAGACGCTGGCCGGCACCAAGGAGCGCAAGGAGATGAGGGCGATCATGTCGCTCGTGGAGTGCTTCATTGCCGTGGCCCATGCGGAAATGCGCGTGCGTGGGCAAGAGGTGCGAGTGCGAGACGAGGCAGCCGGGGCCGCGCGCTACCTGTGCGACCTGCGAGACCAGATCATCGACAAGACACGCGAGAAAGCCCCAGTCGAGGAAGGTAAAGAAGAGGAGTAAAGCAGGCCAACAGACGCTTTTGTTGCGTTGAATAGCGGCGAGTTGCGATGACTAGCGTTAGTTACAGCCACGCATGAATTGCGAAGGTTTCCCAGGCGGCATTACTTGGCCGCGTGCTCAGGGAGCACATGGGGTTTATGGAAGACGGAATCATTGATGCGGACCAAAATGCCGACGCGCTCACGAGCGCGCCGGGGAACACCTCCGCAGGTGTTCGCGGGGAGGGAGCCGACGCACACGCTGGCTCTCATGGTGACACTGACACTTCAGGGGATTCTTGGGCGGAGATGCTGGCTGGCAACACGGTTGCGGCGCAGATCGAGGCACTTGAGGAAGCTGAGGGGAAGGCAGGGAAACCGGAGAAGGCTCGGGAGAAATCCGCAGCCGCTCAGCAAGCCGCGAAACCAAAGCCCAAGGCTGGTAACGCCGAGACCGAGGAGTCAGACGATGACGAGCGCGTGACCGATCCAAAGGAGCGCCCTGTGTTGCCCGATGACGATGAGGACGAGGAGGAACCACCCACGGACAGCGGAGAAGGCGGCGAGGACCCGGAAGCTATTGCCAAGAAAGCGAAGGCGCTGGAGCATGACAACTTCAAGACCCGTGAGGCCAACAGGAAACTGAAGACCGCACTGGAAGAGAAGGAGAAACGCATCGCCGAGCTGGAACGCCAGGCACAATCAGGAGGCAACTCCGTCAATGACGAGATGCCACCCGGTTTTGTAGGAGCAAAGTCAGCCACGGACGTGGAGAAATACCACGACTACTGGCAGCAGCAGCTTGAGTGGGCCGAGGATCACGAAGACACCGGCTATGTCGGTCCGAACGCAAAAGGCGAGGAGGTCGAATACACCCCAGCGCAGATGCGGACCTACCGGCGGCAAGTGGAGCGGACCTTGAAGGGATCGGAAACGGCCCGGCAAGTGTTCACGAAGCGAGCTGAGCGCGAGTCAAAGGCCAAGGAGACCGTCACGCGGAAATATCCGTTTGTGACGAACCCCGACAGCCCGAGGCAGGCGCTCATTGCGGAGATCGAGAAGGAGCATCCAGAGATAAGCACATCACCGTCACGCCTTTTGTTGGTTGGGCGGTTGGCGGTCGCCAAGCTGATCGAGGACGGCGAATACGAGATCACCCGCAAGTCGAAGCCACGAGATCCACAGGCACCACCCGCACCGAGGTCCGCGCCCCCTCCTCCGCCGCCCGTGAAACGCACGGCACCGCGCGCACCAGAGGCAGAAGGCGATGATTGGGCGATGAGCCTAGCACGCAGCAGCCTACCGGGCGCAGTGGCGCAGTGAGGCAGAGGAGACGCGGGGAAAGCCACAACCGCCACGCTCACCCGAGCGCGGCACAACCCCAACTCACCCACTTTTATGCCCGCTACATTTGAACGCTCTCAGGTCGGTCGTCGTGAAGACCTCGCCGACGCCATCTACAACATCGACGCGAAGGATTACCCTTTGCTCTCCGCCGTCCCGAAGGGGAAGAAACTCGTCCGCACCCGCTTTGACTGGCAGTGCGACGCCTACGCCGCGCCGAACACCGATGGTGTCGTGGATGGCGCAGACGTGAGCACCTACGAGGACGCCGCCGAAAACCGCGCCGTGCTCTACGGTCAGGTCCAGAAGGTCCGCCGCACACCCATGGTCACCGAGATGGCCGAGGATGTCAGCGACGTGGCTGGTGTCACCTCCGAGATGGCCAATGCCATCAAGAAGAAGACCATCGAGTGCAAGCGCGATGTCGAGGCCACACTCGGCAGCGACAATGCCAGCCAGACCGACAACGGCACCGTGCCCTACAAAACGCGCGGACTGGGCGAGTGGATCAAAGCCACCGCACAGAGCCACCTGCCGGTTGATTCGGACTTCCTCACACCCTCCGCCAGCATCGACACCACCGCACTGGCTAGCCTGACGAAAGCCATCGTCAACGACGTGATGAAGAGCCAATACACGCAGACCGGCAAGCGCCAGTCCTACATGTTCCTTTGCGGCACCAGCCTGAAGGCGCGCTTCACCACCATGGTGGGCTACCAGCCCACCGTCAGCAACTTCACAGCCATCCTCCGCAGCAATCGCGGAGACGCCACGAAGTATCAGGACAACATTGAGACGCTCGAAGGCGACTTCGGCACCTACGATCTCGTCCTGTCCAACTGGCTTGGCTACAACAACGGCACCCAGGCGGCCGATGCCCGTCGCGGTTACGCGCTGGACATGTCCATGCTGGAGCTGCGCTTCAACAAACAATGGAGCTACAAGGCCCTCCCCGATCTCGACGGCGGGCCTCGTGGCGTGATCAAGGCCATCTTTGGCCTTTGCGTCAAGAACCCCAAGGGCCTCGCGAAATTCGCCGCCTCTGCTGATTCCTAACCCTAACAACAGGGCCGCGCAGCAGCGCGGCCCTACCATCAACAATCTCACGATTCTAACCATATGGCTGACCAAGCAGTAACCCTCGCAACCGCAACCTCCGCCAGCAATGGCGTCAAGATCGAACTCCTCTCGGCTGAAACCACGAGGCAGACGGGATTCACCCACCGCTTCCGCATTCCCTTTGATGTCATCAACACCTCGACTTGGACAACCCAAGGCGACACGGTGACGGTGACACTGGGTAGCACGCCCACGAAATTCCTCGTGGACAAGGCGCTGGTGAACATCTCCACGGCCTTCGCCACCACCGGCACGCTGACCATCCAGGTCGGCACCGACGGCGATCCTGACAACTTCATCGACGCGCAGGACGCTAAGACGGCGGCTGTGCTCATCGGCTCCCAGGGAGCCGAGCCGGTGACGGAAGCGGGCACCGTCGGCGTGGCCAGTGATGTGCTTGTGGCTCGCTTCACCACGCAGGGGGCCACAGGTGCGCCATCTGACATCACCGCTGGCGTCGCTGAAATCTTGCTGTCCGTCGTGGACATCAACGACGCCATCTAGTCCATCCCTTTGCCAGCCTCGTGAGGGGCTGGCGAAACCCAAACCGTAAAACCCGTGACGTGTCGTGCCCTTTCAAACGGGCGCGGCACGGCATGGTTTAACCAAGACAAACCACGCCCTTGAGGGCGCTGCTACCGCCGCCATGTTCGACACCGAGGAATTCATCGCTGAATTACACGCCCAAGGCGGTCCCGCCCTCGTGGCTGCCGTCGAGAAGGAATTCCGCACGGGATGGGAAATGCAGAGGCAGCGAGCCGAGAAGAAGGCCAATGCCAAAAGCCAGGTGCCCCATGCCCGCAGCGGCGGGGTGGATGGCGCGGGCTACATCTCAAGCAGCGTCGATCCCGACAGTTACTTCTATTGGATCAACAAAGGCCGGCAACTTTTCAACGTCGATAACATCTGGACCGAGCCCGAGTTTCGGCAGGATTACCTTCGGGACAATCCACAAGATCGCGTCAAATACCAAAGCCTGAACCCGCGCGTGGGCTACACCGGAGCCGTTGAAGGCGCACAGATCGTGCTGGCCAACAAATACACCGACGTGAGGAGGTGTGCCGCATGAGGACGCTCCCCTTCAAGACCGTGCTTTCCGGCATTCTGGAGGCGATGGGCCAAACCTTTGCGGGTGCCCCCGAAGCCTACAAAACGCAGGTGACGGGCCACATCAATGCCGCGCTCGATATGGCCTATCCGTGGCTGGAAGACGGATGGCCCGAGCTACGCAAGGCCACCAGCGAGACGGTGACCAGCCAAGTGATCTCGCTCGACACCATGAGCAGCAGCCTCTACGGCGTGACGAAGGTGCTAAGCATCAGCAAAAACCACCCATGGAAAAGCAGCCTGCCTGAGTTCCGCGACTTCCAGATCAGCGATGATGGGATCACCGTGGATGACACCGTGACCGACGCCACGCTTTGGGTGGCTCACATCGAGGCACCGCCGATATACAATCAGATCGAGTGGGTGACAGCCACCGCTTATAGCGTGGGCGATGTCCGACTCTACGGCACCGACTGCTATCGCTGCGCCACCGCCCACACGAGCGGCACCTTTGCCACGGATCTGGCTGCCGTGAAGTGGGTCGTGCTGCCATCCTTCCCTGCCTTCCTGCATGTGCCGATCCGCACCGCCGTCGTGGCCGGCATGAACGGCACAGGTGGCCAGCCTGAAACGCAGAATCTTATCAACAGCCTGATGGAAAAGCAACTCGCTCACATCCCGCTCCGCTACACGCACACCCCAGCCCAGTAACCGCACCATGAACTTCATTTCGTCCAGCAAACAATCCGACGCACCGCCGAGCAACTTCGCCGTGGCCACATCACACGACACTGTCTTCACTCTAGCCCGAGGCGAACGCGGATTCATTCAGAACCTCGATGACGCCGCGCTGGCTGTGAAACTAGGGGCGAGCGCAACCACCTCCAGTTTCTCGATGATCCTCCAGGCCGGCACAGCAGCCGATGACGGCAAGGGCGGCTATGTGGCCATTGAGAACTACATCGGCCCGGTGAGCGTGATCGCCATGAGCGGCACGGCTCGTTACATCGCATGGAAACAGGTGATCTGAACCATGATGCTGAACTCGCCATCCCACATTCACAGCTTGCTCGATCCGGCGCGCTTCATGCGCTACGGCACGGGGCCGGGTGGTAGCTCGGGCGCGGCTCCGAACTCAGCAGCGGCGCAGGCTTACTTTGACCGGTTGGTGCCTTATCCGACTTCAGCGCGGGAGGCGATTTATGGGGCGTTTGTGGATGCGTTGGTGACGGCGGGCTTAGATTCGGTGTTTGACTTCCTCTATGTCAACTGCGTCGAGAACGGAGCCAATGCGCTGACGGATGTGTGGAGGACGGATCGCCAAGGACAGGAGTATTTATTAACATCAGGGCTGACATTTACAGCAGACTCAGGGTGGTCGGGAGGAACGGCTGGCAATCACATCACAAGCCGATTTGACCCCACGACAGCCACATCGCCCCGCTTCGCGCGCAACGATGCAATGATCACCTGTTACATCGGCAGCACGGCGACTGTCTCGCAGCCGGGTATTTTCCACGCCACGGACGCCGCGCCGCAGACCCATTTGACGAATGTTGTCCTGTGGCCAAAGTTTGGGGCCAATGGTTCAGCCTGTGTTAATGGCGCTGAGTTTTCCTTTGCCAATTCAGGCGATTCATCAGGCCTGTATGTGGTGCAGCGCACGACATCGACGCTCACAACCGTGTGGAAGAATGGAGTATCGCTCGCAACGGACGCGGGTGCCTCGGCAGCGATTCAGGCTGGAGTCATACGCTTTTGTAGTGGGGCGCAGACTTTCCGCATTCAGGGCGCGGGCAAGAGCATGACCACGCCGCAACTGGCGGCTTGGCAGACGGCGGTTGAAACCCTCATCACCGCAATCAGGGGGAGCTTGCCATGAGTTTGAGCTTTCGCATTGTTGCAACAGGTGATTCCACGACGGCCAGCGGATCGCCATTGTCGTGGAATTATCAAGCGCTTGCTGGATCAACCACGAGCACAGCCTTTGGCGGCGACACACCGCGCAGCCGAGCCAAGTGGTATCCGGCCAGCCAGGTGATTGCGATGAATCTGGCAAAGCCGGCTTGGAAAATCGCTGATCTGACCAATCAGGCGACTGGGCTGGCCGGTTTGTTTTCGAGAGATTCATTAGTGAACGCCACGCCTCCAACTGGAGGAGGCAGGCCGACTATTCACAACATCCTCGCATGTAGAATAGGAACAAACCATGATGGGAGTGATGCGGCGGCTTATGCAGCTTTGGTGCGGACCTATTACCTAGCCGCGCAGGCAGCAGGCTGGCTGGTGATCGACCTGCCGATGTGGAGCAAAACGGGCGCCGGGCAAGACGCCTTTGCTCAGGCATACAATGCGATCAAGGCCACCTGGACAACGAGCGATGGAGTGGCTGCCGTGGTGCCAGCAACGGAGCCGCTGCTCTACGGAACGAATGCCTACGCCAACACGACCTATTTCAATGGGGACGGCATCCACCCCACCACAGCCGGTCACAATCTGGCCGCGCGGGATTTTCTTGTGACGCTTGATGCGCTGCTGGTGAGCCTTGGAGCGTTGGCTGTTCCTACGGGGCTGGTGGCGACGGCTGGTGCGTCTCAGGTCACGCTGGATTGGGATCGGCCCAGTGGGTCAACAAACCTAGAGTGGAATGTTTACAGGAGCACCACGGACAGCTTCGTTGGCTCTACATTGCTGTCAGCAGTAGGTGTGGCTACCAATCAGAACCCACCTCAGCCTACGCCAACTTACACTGACTCAACGGCGGCCACGGGAACAGCTTATTATTTCTGGGTCACTCGCTACAACCCTACCACGGGCGAGGAAACCCTGCCAACCCTCAGCGTCACGGCTACACCGTCATGAGCGCGAACGCACACAACCGCCTGACCTTTGCCCTTCTGCTTGCCGTGGGCGTCTTTGGCGTGTTGGCGTTTGTGTGTGCGTCGTGCTCGCACCTCACCCCGCTGCGCTACGAGCGGACGGTTGGCACGGGGACTTATTACCGCACCGATGCGGAGCGGATCGAGGCGACTGAATTTCCGAAACTCTCCGAACCATGAGCCAAGAAGAAATGCTTGCCCACATCGAATCAAAACTAGCGGTGCTGGATCGGCCCATGGCTCTGATGCGCTGGCTGGTGGTGGGCGGCTTCTTCATTGGCGCGTGGGCCACGGCACAGCAGATGACGCTGGCCAGCCTACTGGAATGGAAGGTGGACAAGACGCGCCACGATCAGCAGCAAGACAGTGACATCCGTATTCTTGAGCGTGACGTGCTTTCCAAGCTGCACGGTGTCAGCACACGCATTGGACAGGCCAAAAACGCACTGGTGCAGGAAATCAACCGCCCAACCCCCAACGAATGATGCACATGTGTTGTTCCAGGAAAGGCTGCGCGCATGTGACCGAGAAACCGGATCACCGGAAGGGCTGGCTTCTGATGTGGTGCCCGCAGTGCGAGGCGACCACGGATCACTTTTGCACGCCACCGCCCGGCAAGTTTCTGCCGGCTGCGGGGCATCGTGGGATTTTCAACAGCTACGCTCAACACACGACCAAACGCCGCTAGCCATGAACCAACGAGCACTCCTTTATTTCTCCCTCGCGTTTCTTCCGGCTCTCTTCCAAGCCAATGAGCCACCGACTGACACCTGGGCCTTTGCCAAATGGCTTGGCCTTGCGCTGTATCAAGGGCTCTTGGCGCTGAAGGCTCTGCAATCACTCCCCGGCTCAACACCACCATGAGAGACGCACGCACCACTCAGGAGACACGCGAGGCGGTGGCTGCCATCGTCGGGGCGTTTGACGCATGGCAGACGGCGCGCGCTGACGGGCATGTGTCGTTCAAGGAATGGCTGCGCATGGCGACGCTGATCCCGCAAATGTGGGAGGCCATCGACGGTGCGGATGCCATCCCGAAGGAACTTGGTGATCTGGACGGGCTCGAGGCTGATGAACTCATTGCCATGTGCGCTGCGTCGATCAATGCACAGATTGATACCCAGGCCATGCGCAAGAAGATCGACAAGTTGCTGATCCTGTTTCATTCCGCCGTCGATGCCGAGGCTGAATGGCGCGGCGTGAACCCTCCACGCGCGGAGGTGGTGTCGTGAAATGCATCATCATCGCGCTGCTGTTTCTTCTGCCGGCCTGCACGACCGCGCCGGACCCGCACACGCGGGCGTTTGAAATCCTCAATCAATCCGCGCCATGAGACTTCTCGAGAACATCACAGGCAAATCCATGACACCCAGCATCAAGCCCGTGGCTCCCTCCGGCGATCTCGCTCCACGGGGAAACTTGGATGACGCGCTGATGGAGGCGGACGCAGCGGCCAAGATCAAGGCGCTGGCGCAATCTGAACCGACATTGCCGCCACCGCCTATCTCGTTTGCGCCATCGCGGCGGCCGGAATCGAAATTCTCCATCTCCATCACGCCGTCAGCGCGCGGGCTGCGGATCGACACCGAGCACACACTGGAAACCACAGTGACGGAACTCAGCGGGAAAATCACCTTCACCTGCAACTGGTAACACCATGAGCCTTTCTTCCATCTTCTCACCCATCGCGGCTTTTTTGAAGTCATCGTTTCTCCGGCTCTCGGCGCTCGACGGCAAGCCGGGCTTGTCTGAGTCTGACTTTGAGATGGTGCTCCTGTGGGTGAGAAGCGCCGCCACTGCCAGCAACTCCACCAATCAGGGCAAGGCCAAAGTTG